AGCCGCCGCATAAATCCATGTGGCAAGTTTCAAAGCAATTAATCCCTTGGCCGCAATTAAAAATGCCGCTGAATGTTCTGCTACAAATTCAATACCTTCTGCTATTTTTATAATACCTTCTGCTACTGCTCCGCCTAATGCTATAGCAAATTTATCTATTTGCTCTTGGTTTTTTTCTAAAAAAGTTGATAAGTCACCTAATTGTGCTTTAAGTGTTGGAAATACACCTTCTTCCATTACACCTAATTTAAAAGCCGTCCACTTGTCACCCATCATGCCTACTTGACCTGCCCAAGTCTTAGCCATTTCTTCTGTGGCACCTGCTATGCTAGTAGTACTGTTTTCAAATGCTTCTCTGAATATTTTTTCTGTTTGTTCACCAGTGTATTGAACACCTTCTTCAAATCCTAATAATGCCTTAACACCTTTATCTCTAAAAAGTTCTGATGAGGCAATACCACTAGCAAATGCCCGTTGTAAGTTACTTCCTACTTCTTCAAAACTTGCACCTGTAACTGTAGCAATATCACCTACCATATCAAGTGTACTTGCTAGTTCATCTATATTACTAACTGTTAATAAGCCGGGTGCTGCAGCCGCCATGTCTTCAAAAGCAAATGCACTTCTAGTTGCCGCTTCTGTAACAATGCCTAATGCTTTAGCACCATCCTCGGCTGACCCTGTAATAAATCTTAACTGTATATTAAGACTTTCAAATTGGTTTGCGGTTTGTAAAAAACTACCAGCAATTTTGATACCACCTAAAGCGGCACCGACACCTAGAACTAATCCCTTCATTTTTTTGAAGTTTTCGTTTATTCCTTTACCCGATGTTTCAATCTTCTTTACATCGCGATTTACTTTGCCTAAAGCCGCTGAGGCCTTATTATTGGCAATAATATCAATTTTAGTGCTTGCCATGTTGTTTACTCGCCTCCGCTTCTAGTTTGAAATAGGCCATCCATAAATTTATTTCGAGGACAGTGAACTGGAATACTTCTTCAACTGATTTGTGTAACTCTTTCGCTATTCGCATAACGAGTTGAAGGTCCCTGTCCTCTCTTAGTTTTTTTCAACCGCCTCAAAATCAACCATGTCAGTAGTATTCATTTCACTTACAACTCTCGTTATAACTGTTGGATCTACTGAATTCATCATTGCTATTTTATCTAACCTACTAAACATTGGCTTGCTGTCTGCAGTCAATGCCTTCTGAATTAATGTTTCTATTAATGCTTCAGTAAGTTTGTTTGCTTGTGTGAGTTCAATTATTTTTGACTCTGTAGCAAAATTACTAATTGATTTAAAATAGATATCAGTTTCCCATTCTGGTACTGTTATTACTTTAAGTCCACCTGAAGCCCTTTCGCTAAAATGTTTTTTAGCATTGTCTATTACACTCATATTTTACTCCTTGAAGTTTTTCTAATTGTTTTGTTTATTGCTTGTTTAACAAACCCTTTCGGGGCTTGTTCTTTACTATAGCCATCTTCTAAACGACTTATGTATGGTACTGTATTTCGTAAAGTATCCTTACCTTTTTTCTTCCAACCAGCACTAGCAGTACCAAGTTTATAAGGTGTTTTACCTGAACCTGGTGTTGCTCGTCTATTACTTTTTAAGTTGCCTAGCAAGTCGTCAGTAAGACCATCAATAAACTTCTCAATACTAGTATTAAGTTGTTTGATAGTCTTATCTGACGAACTAACTCGAACTTGGATCATTTAATTAAGCATCACCAAATGCTAAAGCACCACTTACTTGTGCTGAGATAGTAGCAGTAACCATATCATCAAAACTTGATGATATACTATAACCAGTAATAATAGCACTTCCACTAATTACTGTGTTAACTGGTGTTGCTGACTGTGTTGTACCACTTGGGTACATCTCAAAAGCAACTGCTTCAGATCCCATCAAAAATGCTGGGATATCTGTTGAACTACCTGATTTCTCTTGTGCTGAGTATAATACTTCAGCAGTAAAAGTTGCTGTTTCTAGTCCTGCTTTATAAGTTCTAGCATTACCAGTTGCTTCCATGGCCGTATTTTCGATGGTATCCATCGTAGAATCCATAGTAAAACTTCTGATCTCCGCTACTGCTTGTAGTGCAGAACCATCGGTTATCTTAAGAACACCCGATTTTCCTGTATATGTCGCCATATCTATTCTCCTTTATCTGAGGTTGAAGATTTAGATTCTGCTTCAACAGACTCTATTTCTTTATTAATTGTTTCTTTAACAGGTTTCAACCTTACTATTCCTGAATCAGTTTTAGGTTTGTTTGATTCCTGTTTTTCTTTTTTTAACTTGTTAAGGTCAATTCCCATTATGCTACTCCTGTTGTGTATTTGTATAATATTTGAATATTAAGTTGTACTAAACTAATAGTTGAATCTACATCATTATCTACAGTTACAGTTGTTAGTTGTGTGTCCCAAGCAACTCCACCTCGTGTCCTGTCAGCATCTAACACTTCCTCAACTCTTTCAATTACATTATTTCGTGTAATATCCATCATCTCAGGACTTGTTTTAACAAAACAGTTAACACCGACATTCAATACTGACTGTCGTTGTGTTGTGCTACTTGACATTCCCATTGTGTCATCTTCTCTACTCTCATCGAGTGTTTCTACATACACACATGGAAATTGAGCATTAGATAGTTGTCCTGGATCAATTGGTGCTCTACTAACAAATACAAACTGTGGGTCTGTAGCATTTTTTAGAACACTTACAATGTTTTCCGCTATACTATTTCTAATACTCATTATCTTACTAACCTTCTACTTTCGTTGTGTACTATCTCGCCATCTGTAAATGTTCCTGAACTATCCCAATCATAATGTAGTTCTCTAATTGCTAAATTAAATTCTTCATCAAATCTAGCCTTATAGTAATCCATCATGCTTGTAAATCTGTCGCCATCGACTTCAAATTTTGATAGTTTAGGAAATATAAAATAAGCAAGGCAGTGATATACACAACTTCGTACAAGTTCTGTTGGATCTAGTAAATTAGTGTCCATTTCCCCGAGAGTACTGCTACCACGAGTTTCTACTTTAGGTCCAATCTCAGCCCACCACTGTATCCTTAAAAGACGGTAAATGTCTTCTTCAGTACGAGCGATATCGTCGCTAAAGTCTTGGATTCCATATTCTAAAATATCTGGAACTAACTCTACTATATCCGCTTCTGTAAACAATGCCATCGTAATCTCCTAATGTTAGTGTATGTGAGGGATAACATACCCCTCACACATAAACTATAAATCAATTATGATACAATTGAAGAATCGTAGTTTAATTCCATGCCGTAAGCATCGATTAATTCGCCGATTCCGTAAGTAGCCCAACCTGAGATTTTATCACCACGAGCACCAACTTCTCTTTGAGTTTCTATTTGGATATCGTTTTGGAAAGCAATACCAATAGCATCTCTGTGGAAGATAGCACCAATTGAATCACCTGATGTTGATACGATCGCTGCCGATTCGTACACAGGAATTCCGCCCAATAATCCCACATAAGAATTTCTCATGGCAGAATTACCAACTTCACTGGCCGGAGCCGCAAAAGTTGAAGTGATAGATGATTTAACATCATAAGCGATTTCAGGGTGTAGAACAATAGACATTCCATCAGACGGAACTGATAAGGCTCTTAGTTTTGCAGCCGCTTGGAATAAAAGTGCCGCAGTAATTGCCGTAGTACCGTCACCTTGTGTAACAGAAAAGTTAGTAAATGTAGCCGCAATATCTGCATCTATCTTAGCCGCAATTGCCTCGCCCATTAATTTACCCGCATCTCTTACTACATCTTGTGGAGAACCTCTCATAGCCATATCAGATATAAGTGATACTAAACCTACTTCTGAAGCAGTAATAGTTACACCTGAGTTTGAAATAGCAGTATGTGTTGGCTCTGTGCCTTCTGTCAAGGCAGCCGCTGTTGTGTTAGCATACACTGGTACTTTAATTGAAGCACCACCGCCTGCTGGGATTGTAAAGTTTCTTACTAAACCTTTTAGTAATGATTTTTCGTTAGCCTGGAATAATGCTTCACTTGTAATAAGTGGCAATAGACCTGCTAATGTTGTTGTGTTAGTTACAGCCATCGTTTTTCTCCTTTAAATGACATTGATTAAATAATACCCGCTTGCTTTCTGTATTCGGCATAACGAGCCCTATCTTCTGGCTTCTTCATGTCCAATTTAGTTGGATCAAATGCTTCCGCTGAGTTAGGAGTAAGATTGCTCCTACTGTCACTGCCCGAAGGAGTTGCTAGGGCAAAATGTGGATTGGCTTTCATAAAGTCGCCCACTAGTTCCGAAATCTCAAATGGTTCACCACTATCATTATACCTAACTTGTCCAGTTGCTGGATCAATCACTTCTGCTGTTCCACCGTCACCTAATCGAACTTGGTCTTTTAGTAACTGTGTAACTTGTTCAGGATTAATCGCTTTAAACTTACTAGCGGCATTAATAACGGCACCATCTACTTTGACTTTCTGTAGTTCTTGTTTCATACTGTTAATTTCACTGTCTTTTTTCTCCACAGTTGATCTAAGTATGGTTTCGAACTCGCCTCGAGATTTCGCCTCCTCTTGTTTTTTGGTTTCCTCAATCTCTACAAGTTCTTTATAGTGATCTGGATTAACCCCAGCAAATTTTCTTTCGATAGCCGATCGCTGTTTTTTCAGTCTATCTTCAACTATTTTATCTAGTTGTTGTTGAGAAAAGTTTTTTGAAACAACTTCCTCATTTACCACTGTTTCAGCATCTGCTGTGGATGTGTTTTCCATTACCTGAGTCTCGTCAGTCATATAGTTCTCCTACTATTGTTATTTATGTCTTACTACTAAAGTTGCTGAATCCCACCGTTGTGATGTAAATCCATATTCTTGCTGTAGCACATGTATTAAGTTTGGTTTTAAAAAGC